CCTGTCTGCACACCTACAAAAGCGAATTCCGTGCCGGTGACGGCATGACCGACGGCCTCGGCAACGCCGCCAAGCGAGTAGCGTCAACCACCCCCGGCCCGTGGAAGAGCTGGCGCCGCATGAGCCGGCACGGGCGGGCGATCAAGTTCATCCAGACGTACTGCCGAGCGCCCAAGGGCCACCGGTTCGGGCAGCCCATGCGGCTGGCCAAGTTCCAGAGGGAGTGGCTCGAGGAAGCGCTGGCCGACGGCGTGGATGTGGCGGTGCTCGAGACCCCGCGCGGCAACGGCAAGAGCACCTTCGGCGGTGCGGTGGGCACGTGGGCCCTGTTCGATGACGACGACACCGGCTCGCCGCAGGTGCCCGTCATCGCCACCACCGTGGGCCAGGCCATCAGGTCGTGCTACGGCGTGGCCGTGAGCATGGTCAAGGCCGAGCCTGAACTCGAGCGGCGCACGCTCATCTACACCGGCATCGCCACCCCGCGCATCACCGTGCCGTTCAACGCCGGCGAGATGTTCCCGATCAGCAACGACCCCGACGGCCTGCAGGGCCTCGACCCGAGCCTCGGCATCGTGGACGAGATCGGGTTCCAGCCGGTGGTGAGCTGGGACAGCCTGCAGCTCGCCCAAGGCAAGCGCCCCCGGTCGGTGGTGTTCGGGTTCGGCACCCCCGGGCTCGATCGAGAGAACGCCCTGTGGCACCTGCGCAGCCTCATCCACGAGGGCGGCGCCCTGCGCGGCACGGTGTTCACCGAGTACGGCGCGCCCGAGGATGCGGACATCAACGACCGGGCGGTGTGGCGGGCGGCCAACCCGGCCATCGCCGCCAAGTTCCTGAACATGGCCGCGCTCGAGAACGCCCGGGCCCGCACACAGGAGGGGCCATTCCGCGTTTTCCGCCTCGGGCAGTGGTACCAAGGTGTGGACTGTTGGCTGGGGCCCGACGCCGGCGTGATCTGGGAGAGCCTGACAAGCCCATACGAGCTGCGGCCCGGGGTGCCCACCTACGCCGGCGTGGACATCGGCCTCAAGAGCGACGCCAGCGCGGTGGTGGCGGTGCAGCGCCGCGACGATGGCCGGTACCACGCAATCAGCCGGGTGTGGCTGCCCAAGCCTGGCGACCCGGTGGACGTCACGGACGTCATGCAGTACCTGCGCGACCTCGATGCGCTGCTGGCGCGCGAGGGTGGTCGCAAGGGCGAGAGCCTCACGAGCGTAGGCTTCGACCCCCGGCTGTTCGACGTGCCGGCCAAGATGCTGGGCGACGAGGGGTTCACCCTCGTCGAGATCCCGCAGAGCGTGAGCCGGCTCACGCCGGCATATGTGAGCCTGTACCAAGCCATCGTCGGCGGCCAGCTCACCCACGATGGCGACCCGGTGTTCGCCACCCACGTGCTCAACGCGGTGCCCCGCTACAGCGAGGGCGGCTTCATGCTCGAGAAGCTCAAGAGCCGCGGCAAGATCGACGCCGCGGTGGCCCTCGCCCTCGCCTACGACCAAGTGCTGCGCCACGAGGAGGTGGGCCCCAGCGTCTATGAAGAGCGAGGGCTGGTGAGCGTATGAAGCGGCTGCCGCTCACAGCTCAGGAGCTGGCCGCGCTCGGCGCGCTGGCCCTCATCGGCATCGGCCTGGCGCTGTGGTACGTGCCCGCGGCGCTCGTGGTGGTGGGTGCGCTGGTGCTCATCTACATCCTGCTGCCCGACCAGTCACCGCCGGCGCCACCGGCCCAGCCACGAGGTGAGGGATGAAGACGCTGTTCCGGCCGGCGGCAACCAAGGGCATCGACCAAGAGGCCATGTCAACCGCCGGCCTCGGCTACCCGTTTCGCAGCGTCTACGTGCCGCTCGAAAACCACCAGAGCTGGTCTGCCTCGGGCCTCGAGAGCACGCAAGGGCTCAGCATCATCACCGCCTACCAGTGCGTCCGCATCCTCGCAAACACGTTCGCGAGCATCCCCACCCTGCTGTACCGCCGGCTGCCCGGCGGCGGCCGCGAGCGCGCCGACAGCCACCCGCTGTACCGCACCTTCAGCGTGGCCGCGAACCCCGACATGAGCGCCTTCGATTGGAAGAACCTAGCCAAGGCGCACATCGAGACGTGGGGTAACCACTACAGCGACATCGTCGTCAACGGGCTGGGCGAGGTGAGCCTGTGGCCCATCAGGCCCGACCACGTGGACGTGTTCTGGAAGAACGGCCGCAAGACGTTTGAGTACCTCGACCCGGTGAGCGGCCGGCGCGAGCTTGACCCCGAGCGAGTGTTCCACCTGAAGGCGCTCACCACCGACGGGCTGGTGGGCATCCCGCCGCTGCAGGCCATGCGCCGCACCCTCGGCCTGTACCGCAAGGCCGAGCGCTTCGGCGAGGCGGTCTTCGACAACGGCGCCCGGCCGGCGGTGGTCCTCACCCACCCCAAGACGCTCAGCACGCCAGCCATCGAGCGGCTCGGCGCCCAGATGGATGCCATGCGCGGCGCCGGCAACGCCGGCAAGACGGTGGTCCTCGAGGAAGGCGCCGAGTTCAAGGAGATCGGCTTCCCGCCCGAGGACGCGCAGTTCGCCGAGACGCGGCTGTTCCAGAAGCGTGAACTGGCCGGCGGCTTCGGGGTGCCGCCCGCCATGCTGGCCGACGGCGAGGGCGAGGAGTACGAGACGAGCAGCAAGCTGCTGAAGTGGACGATGAGCGCCGCCTTCCAAGCCTTCGAAGAGGCGGCGCAGATGCAGGTGATCAAGGACCCCGAGTACTACGTCGAGTTCCTCACCGACGCGTACCTGCGGGCCGACCCCAAGGCGCGGGCCGATGCCTACGCGGTGGCGTGGGAGCACGGCACGCTGAACGGCGACGAGTGGCGCAAGCGCGAGAACCTCGACCCTCTGCCCGACGGCGAGGGCGAGACGTATTACCGCCCGGCGAACTGGATCCCGCTGGGCGAGGCACCTGCGCCCGTCGGGGGCCAGGCGAGCGTGCCCACGCAGTTCGGCCAGCCGGCCGCGCCGGCGCAGGTGGTGCCGCAGGTGACGCGCGCCAAGGGTGCCGACTGGCCGGCGCTCGACGGGCCGGCCATGAGCCAGTTCGACTGCAACGACTGCGGGCACCTCGTCGCCAAGATGGCGGCGCCCGGCACCGTGGCGTGGTGCCGCCACTGCCGCACGGAGCAGACCATGCTGGCGCCCGTCGAGGCGGTTGCGTGAGCGAGGGCCCGCGCAAGCTCGAGGCCTACGTGCTGGTGAGCGACGAGGACGCCGTCGACTACGGGCTCGGCACGCCCGAGGATCAGGCGGCCGCCGCGGCCCGCCTCGACGTGCAGCGCCTGTGGGCAGAGGCGGCATGGGCCGCGCTGCCGCTGCGCACCCGGCTGGCGGCGCGTGCCCGCATCGCGCTGTATGAGCCGCGGCACCGCCTGCGCCACGCGATCAACGCCCTCCGCGGTCGCGACTGCGAGCCGTGATCGACGCCATCGCGGCAGAGCCACACTTCCTCGACCACCTCGCGCCGGTATGGCACGCCCTGCCGGCGCAGGCGCGCGGGCGCTTCCTCGTGGACCGTTCCCTCGAGGGGCGCGCTCGCGCGCTCGGCATCGAGCCCGAGCTGCTCGACGTCTCGGCGCTGCGGCGCACCCCGCAGCAACCGCCCTGCACCACCGGCGTGCCCACGCTGGTGGCCGCCATCGGCGACATCAAGCTCGGCCGGCGCATGGGCCACGGGCCCTTCGCCTTCCTCGAGCACGGCGCAGGTCAGAGCTACGGCATCCACGGCGCCGCGGCGAGCTACGCCGGCGGGCCCGACCGGCTCGACAACGAACTCTTCCTCGTGCCCAACACGTACAGCGCCGAGCTGTGGCGCCGCGCCTACCCCGCCGCCGCGGTTCGGGTGGTGGGCTGCCCCAAGCTCGAGAGCCTGCCGGCGCGCGAGCCGGGCCCCGGGCCCGTGGTGGCGCTGAGCTTCCACGGCGACTGGCCGGTGGGCGTGCCATATGGCGGCACCGCGCTGTACGACTACGCGCCTGGGCTGGCCGAGCTGGCGCGGCGCTTCACCGTCATCGGCCACGGCCACCCCGGCAAGGGCTGGGGCGGCAAGCTCGAGCGCCTGTACAAGCGCGCCGGCATCGAGTACGTCCCCGAGTTCGCCGACGTGTGCCGGCGAGCTGACGTGTACGTCTGCGACAACTCGAGCACGATCTATGAGTTCGCCAGCACCGGCCGGCCGGTGGTGCTGCTCAATGCCCGGGTGTGGCACCGGGGCCGGGGCCCGGGCGGTCGCTTCTGGGACTGGGCCGGCGTGGGCGTGAACGTCGATGTTCCGGCCCAGCTCGGGGACGGCATCGCGCTGGCGCTCATGGACGAGCCCAGCGTGGCCGCCCGCCGCGAGGCCACGCTCGAGCAGGTGTACGCCTACCGCACCGGCGCAGCTCGCCGGGCGGCCGAGGCCGTGGCCGGCTGGGCGGCATCCAAGGAGGTGGCGGCGTGACGGTCCTCACACGAGCGGTCTACCCTGCTGATGGCTCACTGCACGTGGACGCACCCCTCGAGGGTGCTTACACCTACCCCTACGTGATCGCCGTCGATGACGAGATCATGTGGGTGCGCGGCGGGCTACACCTCACGACGTGGGTCGTCGATCGGGGCATGGGCGGCACCGTGCAGGACGTGCATCACGTGGGCGCCTCGATCACTCGAGCTTATCCGCTGTATGGCTACAGCTCAACCGCCGGCATGGGCGGCGGCGGCGACGGGCCGTCGGTGCCCAGCCTGCCGGGCCCGCCAGGGCCACAGGGCGAGCCGGGCCCTACCGGCCCCACCGGCGCTACCGGCGCTACCGGACCGCAGGGCCCGCCCGGCGCCGATGGCCAAGACGGGGCCGATGGAGCACCGGGCCCGCAGGGCGCAACCGGCCCAACGGGGCCCACAGGGCCCGCTGGGCCCAAGGGTGACACCGGGGCCACGGGCGATGTTGGTCCGGCCGGCGCGCAAGGCGCCTCGGGCTCGAGCGGCGCCACAGGCGCCCAGGGCCCGCAGGGCGCCACTGGTGCCCAAGGGCCGCAGGGCGCTACCGGCGCTACAGGTGCTACAGGCCCAACCGGGCCAACGGGGCCAGCCGGCTCGGACGCGGTGGTGGCCGCCGGCATCATCGTCATGTGGGGCGGCCTCGTGGCCAGCATCCCTGCGGGCTGGGCCCTGTGCGACGGGCAGGGCGGCCGGCCCGACCTGCGCGGCCTGTTCATCAAGGGCGCCGCCGCCGGACAGAACCCCGGCGCAACGGGCGGCGCGGCCACCCACACCCACGCCGGCCATACCGACCACGCCGCCCTCGCGCACGCCGGCGCGGCGGTGGCCGCCCACGCCTTCACCCAGCCCTCAGCTCACAGCGACCACGCCGTGCAGGCGCACAGCGCCCACGCCGGCGCAACCGTCGGCAACCATACCGACGTCACGAACCACGTCCACGGCGAACAGCTACAGGGCGGCACCACCGGCACCACCACCGGCACGCACCTCATGGGCTCGGCGGCCACCGGCGGTACGCTGCGCTCGGCGGGCCAGGCCACGCTCAACCCCACGTCGGGCGGCGTGGCCGCGATGGTCCACACCGTGGGGCAGGCGTCGGCTCACAGCGACCACCCCGCGCTCGCGCACTCGGCGCACGCCGGCGGCGCCGTTGACGCGCACGCGGTGACGCAGCCCAACCAGCACGCCGCGCAGAGCCACAGCGCCCACGACACCGCCAGCTCGGAGCCGGCCTACTTCGCGCTGTGCTACATCCAGAAGACGTGAGCGGCATCGTGGCGGTGGTGCCCAGCCGAGGGCGCCCCGAGGCGGCACGGGCCACTGTGGCCGCCCTGCGCACCACCGCGGCTCTGCTGAGCACCCGGGTGGTGCTCGCGGTGGATCGCAGCGACCCCAAGCTCGAGGCGTACCGCGCCCTGCGGTGGCCCGGCGAGTTCGGCCCAGAGGTGTCGCTGGTGGTGCTCGACGATGACGAGACCGGCGACCTCGTGCGCGCCACGAACACCGTGTCCATGCGGGTGGCCCACGCCGACCCGAACTGCGTCATCGGCAACCTCGGGGACGACCACCGGCCGCGTACCTACGCATGGGACCGGGCGGTGCTGGGGGCCCTCGAGGCCCCAGGCGTGGCCTACGGCGACGACCTGCTGCAGAGCGAGGCGCTACCCACCGCGCCCTTCATCAGCGCGGCCATCCCGCTGGCCCTCGGCTGGTACGCCCTGCCGAGCTGCCGGCACCTGTTCATCGACAATGCGTGGCGCGACATCGGGGCCCAGACGGGCCGGCTGCACTACCTGCCGGGGGTGGTCATCGAGCACCTGCACCCCGCGGCCGGGAAGGCGCTCATGGACGAGGGGTACGAGCGAGCCAACGGCCGGGCCATGGTCGAGCACGACAAGGCCGCGTATAACCGCTGGCGTGCCGAGCATATGGCCGCCGACATCGACAACGTGCGGCGCGCTCTCGAGGCCGCGGCGTGAGGACGGTCATCCTCGTGCCTCGCCGCGACGACGGCGGCGAGCGCGACCAGCTCTGGGCGTGGTGCCGCCGGCGGTGGGAGCAGTACCACCCCGACTATCCGGTGGTCGAGGGCCACCACACCGTGGGGCCCTTCAACCGCAGCGCCGCACTCAACCGCGCAGCTCGAGCTGCCGGGGCATGGGACCAAGCGATCGTCATCGACAGCGACGTGTTCCTGCGCGTGAGCCAAGTCGAGGCGGCCGTGGCCCTCGCAGCCAAGAGCGGCCGAGTCACGTGGGCCCACCGCAGGTGGCGCGGCATCTCGCAGGACTGGACGCGCCGGCTTGTCAAGGATCGGCGCGACTTCGGGCCCGAGGTGGTGGACCGCACCGACATGGACGTGCTCGTCGAGCGCACCAACCCCATTAGCTGGAGCTGCTGCATCGTGTTCCCTCGCGCGGTGTGGGACGACATGGGCGGCTTCGACGAGCGGTTCAGCGGCTGGGGCTACGAGGATATGGCGGTGCAGAGCGTGGTGGCCGGGCTGTACGGCCACGAGCGCATCGAGGGCGACGTGTACCACCTGTGGCACCCCCGCAGCCTCGGCTCGGGCAGGGCCGACAAGGACCACGGCGACTACACCGCGGCGGCCCTCACCAATGCCCGGCTGGGGCGGCGGTACATGGTCGCCCTGCGCCGCGACCACGGGCTGCACGACCGGCCAGGGCTGCCGGCCAGCGACGAAGAGCGAGAGCGCGACATCGCCAACCTCGTGCGTGACGACGCACAGCTCGCGCTGCAGGCCGAGCGCGCCGGCCTGCCCGACTGGTCGGACTACTGGCCCACGCTCCCTGAGCTGCTCGAGGGCGCCAAGGCGGCGGCGGCCGGCAGCGTCACGGTGGTGGTGCACAGCGGCGGCAAGCCCGAGAGCTGGCCGGCGCGCCGCGAGTACCTCGCCGCCTCGATCGAGAGCCTCGCGGCGCAGGTGAGCGGCCCCATCGTCCAGCGGGTGGTGTACGACTGCTGGGGTGACGCCGCGGTGCGCGCCCAGCTCGAGGCCATGGCCAAGCCCTACGGCTTCTACGTGGTGGGCCCGGCCGCGCCGGTGGACTTCACCGAGGGCATGAAGGCAATGTGGGGCTACCTGCGCAAACGCGCGAAGGGCGACTACGTGTTCCAAACCGAGGACGACTTCGTGTACGAGCGGCCGGTCGACCTGCGCCAGCTCATCGCGGCGCTGGCCGACGACGAGGGCCTCGCCCAGATGGCGCTGCTGCGCGACGCCTGCTACCCCGACGAGCGCGAGACGGGAGGCATCCTCGGCTGGCCCATGCCGGCCTTCACGTTCCGTGAGGGCTGGTTCGAGCACCGGCAGTTCTTCACCCTGAACCCGAGCCTGTTCCGCTCGAGCCTCACGCGCCACCCGTGGCCCGGCGGCCGGCACAGCGAGACCACCTTCGGCCGCCAGCTCTTCAACGACAAGCGCGTGCGCGCGGCCTTCTGGGGCGCCGGCGAGGAGTGGGTCCGGCACATCGGGGTGGTGCGCGCCGGCGAGGGCTACTGAGCGGCGAGCTTGCAACCCGTCGCGGCGTGGCCCTATAGTCCGGCCAACCTACATCGAGCCCGGCCTGTGCACCCTCGTGAGC